TCTGGTCGCTTATAGCTTAATATGATAATTCTAACCGTGGGCATAAATTGATATATTACTCATTTTTGAATGTGTATAAATCGCGTATCTTATCGCGTCACATGGGTGTGAGGTCCAATCATGAACTGGTTTAGGTGTTTCAGTATTTGGATTCCATCTATAAGAACTCATGGCAGAAAAACAATGTGACGATCCCAATGTATCAAAGAATAAATTATCTTGCTCAATTAAAACTTGAACGTAATTTATTCCATCGTTCACTGATTTAACTGCGTTTTCACAATAAATGTCATAATCATAGGCAAAATCAGCTTTTAACTGTTGAGCTGCAGAGTCAATGTAGATAGTATCTATATTCCATTCATCCATTTTTTCTTGTATCCGTGCAGCTAATTCAGACGTAGTTGATTCTTTTGAAACATACTCATCAATAATGTAATATGATTTACCATCAAATCCTATAACTACAAATACGTTATCATCTCGATAACCAACATCTAATCCAGCAATAACTTCAGAAAAACGTTCACCCACATACTCACCAACGTGTTTAGCTTCATCAAGAGCCTCATAAATTTGTGCTTCTGTTGTTGTCCACTCACATTCATATTCTTGTGCAAATAATGCTCGTGACACGGCTCTTCTAGCTTCTTTTACATCATTCTCTGATAATAAAGGATTTGATCTCCAAGTGAATAAAGCTGAACCCCAGTCAGGATATTCTTGATCCGTGCCACGTAAGTAATAATTATACAAATAATTACCTTTACCACGTGGTGTTGAAATCCAGAGACAGCGTGAGTCTTTAAAAGTAGAAAGTGCGGGTCTAAGATCACGAGTAAAATATTCTTCATTAGGGATAATAGCAGCTTCGTCTACGATTAATAAATTAGCAGCTCGACCAACTAGTGAATCTCTATTATTTGCTGATAATAATCTGAATACAGAGCCATTTATTAATCTTACCACTTTATCTTTTTGATTGAATCTATCAACTTCGATCTCAAGTTGCTTTATTAAATCAGTAACATAATCCCAAATAATTGAAGAAAGAGAAAAGTTAGGTGCCACAACCATTACTTGTTGTCCAGGTTCTAACAGTTTACCAAAAGCTAAAATAGCAGCTGCATATGATTTACCTGTACGTCTAGCAGCTATATGAACAAAGAATCTATTCTCATTCAAACCATCAATCATGGCTCTTTGTGATTCATTAAATTTTACGGGGGTGGGTAGTTTTGTTAGAAGTTTATCTATACTAAGTCTAAAGAAGCTCATTTAGGAAAAACATTAGCTATCATCAATATAAAAGCGGTTACACTAGCTATAGCACCGCCTAACCAGAGAAGAGTTTTTAATGAGGTCCTACCTTTAGTTGCCAACTCACTGACCCCATCTACCTTAGAGTGCATAGCTTTTAACTCGCCTCTCATTTCATTCATCGTAAACATAATATTATTATAACGTTCTTCGCACACAGCCTCATGTGCTGTCATGTTAGCTTTATTAGATTGTGAACGCTCATGCAATCTATCTAATTCAATTTGTATTTGATCTAGTTCTCTAACATTATCTGCCATTGTACACTCTATATTTTAATAATATATTGTACAACTTGAGAAGGTAATGTTGTATTAACACTAAAGTTATCTACTGTTAACGCAGGTATACTCAATGCAGGTATACTTAACGCTGGAATACTCAATGCAGGCACAGTCAATGCAGGTATGCTTAATGCAGGTACAGTCAATGCAGGTATACTTAATCCTGGAATACTATGTGTGTGACCTGAAGTATTAACTGAGTTAACACCTGATGCAGTTGAGGAGTCTTTCGCTGATGTAGCGAAGTTTCTATTTCCTACTGATATACTTTGAGTTGTAGATCCAGTGTTTCCTGTGCCAGTGGTTCCTGTGCCAGTATTTCCTGTTCCTGTGTTTCCTGTTCCTGTGTTACTTGTACCAGTGTTTCCTGTTCCTGTGTTACCAGTTCCTGTGTTACCTGCACCAGTCTCTACTCCACTTTTTGTAGCTGAAGCCATAACTGCAGAAGCAGCTGCACCAGTTGTTGCAGCGCCTAACGTGTCCATGTTTGAGCCAAAGCCTAACGGTACACGATCTCGTAAATCTGGTACGTTAAAATTACTAGATCCATCACCTGTTCCAAATGATGTTCCAATAACAGCAAATAATCTGGCATATGTAGTTCTACTTACAGCTGCATCGTTACACGCTAACCAGCCTCCTGGAGCAGTTGTGTTTCCAAATGCAACAATTGTTCCTGCAGGAACGATTTCAAAACCTCCTGCTTGCGAGCCGTCATGGACTCTAATATTTTCGGTATCGGTATCAATGGATAGTTCGCCCACTGCACCTGTAAATGAATTGTTTTGCGCGGTTGTACCACGTCTAAATTGTAATTGAGTTGGCATTTCTCATTCTCCTTAAATTAGCTTAAAGCACCTAAATCTTGTCCTTCAACTGATCCTGCAGGGGCACTTAACATATCAAAAGTAGTTAAGCCTCCAACTACTTGACCAAAAGCATCTGATGATATGTTAGCCGTATCTAACAGGCCATAGTCCCCAGTGGGAAAAGTTGTTACGTCTGAACCTGCTGCTTGACTACTGCCATCTGCAAAAATCAGCGATCCAGCTTGAATTCTTATATTCCCATTTACAACAAGTGCATCAGTTGCAGCTGGGTTAGTGTTAGCAATAGACATATAAGTGCCTATCACTGCGTTTCCTGCTATTCCTATGTTAGCAGTGACATCAACATTACCTGTAACTTTTGCTCCAGTTTGTTGAGTCTTTAAATGTTCGTTTCCACTATAATAAACTATAGATTCACTTGTTGAGCCGTCAGCTCTGAAATATACTTCTGTTCCACCTGAACCGTCATCTGATTGAAGTATGATATCTTTATCATCAGCAGAGTTAGTAAAGGTTAAGTCACCAGTTAAGTTATCAAACGTACCAGCGCTTCCACTGTGCGCAATTACTAAGTCATCTCCTGCACCAGCAATAAATTTACCACCATCACCTACATGAACGTTTCCTAAAGTAGAACCGTCACCAACTGTCACAGTTGAGTTAGCAGCTACTTCTAGTTTATCCCTAGCGTCTATTCCTAAACCGCCCATAAAGGCTGATAGTTTCGTACTCATTGTATTCCTTTCATACTCGCATACTTGAGTATATCAAAATTTTTCCAGTAGACCAAACTTTTATGATAAAGCACCTAAATCTTCAGTGGCAACTTCACCCGATGGTGTCGTACTCATATCGAAAGTTGTTAAACCTCCGATCACAATATTAAAAGCATCGGTAGAAACGTTAGAAGCATCTAACAATCCATAATCTCCTGTAGGAAAATCTCCAACAATTGCGCCTTGGATACCTGCAGCTAACTGTGCTAAGTTACTCGCTAAATTAGTGCTACCTAAAGTGATGGCTGTAGAAGTTAGAGCTCCTGTGTTTGCTGTTCCTCTAACGTCTAGTAAATGGCTAGAAGTCGCTGTGGCATCGCCAATAATAACGTTTCCGCCTTTTCCTCCGACTGACCGTACAACAACATTAGCAGGGGTTCCTAAACTAATTGTATCAGCGGCGGGAACTGTGTTACCTCCCACACCAAAACCTTCACCAATTGTTGAGTTACCTGTGATAGTTAAATCATCAGAAATTGTGGCAGTTACGGTATTAGCATTTCTCCTAGACTCTAAAGCATCAATTTGAGTTTGTATAGCACCTGTAACTCCGTCTAGGTAACCTAACTCTGTTGCGGTTACTGCGGATACTTCAATCTTACCTGAACCACTAGAGGCTAATGCTCTTGAAGCCGTTAAATCTGTATCGTTAACAGTAGATATAGCTCCATCGACATTAGAGCTAATTAAATCGTCTAAGTTTGCTCCATCTTGTTTAACTGTTGCAGCTGTGAGAATACCTACATCTAAGTTTGAGGCTGTTACTGGAGATAGCGCAGTATTTGACGATGGGTCTTTAGTATCACTCAATTTAAAAGTAGAAGCAGACTCATCATAAAAGAAAGCTGCATTTCCTTGATTGCCACGATTAAATAAGAAACCCACATCTGCACTTGGAGCACCTGTTGCAGAGTTTGCAAGCATAACCATTCTGTCTTGTACAATTAAATTAACAGAGTTAGAAGTGGTAGTATCACCATTAACTACTAAGTTACCAGTAACAACTAAATCATCACTCATATTAACTTGCCCAGTAAATGTAGCTCCCGCTAAAGCTGCTTTTGCATCTAACTGAGATTGAATAGCACCAGAAACTCCGTCTAAATGACCAATCTCTGTAGCTGTTACAGCGCTAACTCCAACCTTACCAGCACCTGTTGATATTAATGCTCTGTCAGCTGTTAGATCACTTGTAGTAATTGTAGAAACTGCTCCAGCTATATTTGCTACGCGTCTTGCTTCAACTGCAGCAGAATTAGAGCTTACTGCATTAATGTTTGCATTTAATCTGGTAAAAGTAACAAAGTCATTTGATGCTGAATCTGTAATTGCAATTTTAGAATCTATTTGTCCTTGAATAGCTCCTGAAACACCGTCTAAATGTGCTAATTCTGTGGCTGTAACATCAGATATAGCTATTTTACCTGATCCATTTGTTACCATTGCTCGAGAAGCTGTAAGGTCACCAGTTAAAACTGTAGAAATGGCGCCTGCAATATTAGCAACTCTTCTTGCCTCTACTCCAGCTGAATTCGAACTTACTATATTAAGATTAGCATTTAATCTTGTCTCAGTATCTGCAGCGGTTCCAACAGTAACTGAGGCAACGTTATCTTGAATAACATCTAAATTAGCGTTTAAACGTGTTTCTGCTGCAGTAACATTGCCAGATACGACATTTATATTTGAGTTTAATCTTGTGAATGTAATAAAATCGTTTGAAGCAGCTACTAAAGTATTAGCTGCAATTCTAGCTTGTAAAGCTGTATCTTCGTTGGTAAAAGTGGTAACATTAGTGGTCAACCTAGCTTGTAAACCTGCGTCCTCATTTGTAAATGAAGTAACATTTGTAGTTAATCTTGCTTGTAAAGCTGCATCTTCATTGGTAAAAGCAGTAACGTTAGTGGTTAGTCTTGCTTGTAATGCTGTATCTTCATTATTCATTAAGGTAACATTAGCAACTCTACGCGCTTCAATGGCGTCAGCGTTTGCGTCTAGCACATTAAGGTTAGCGTTAAGTTGAGTAAATGTATTGAAGTCATTAGCCGCTGCAGTTGCAGTGGTTAAATCAGAAATAGTGATTTTTTTAGTTTGATCAGCATTGATGTCGACAATAGGTATAACGTCAACAGACGCTACATCTGATGCCGACAGGGCAGTTAGATCGGTAATCTTTACATTAGCCATACAAAATTCCTTTTAGATACAATACCTAGTTTCAATCATTTAAACACATTGTCGACTAGGTGTCCAACTAAAAATGTTTATCTGAATTGCTTTTGTGTTATAAGCGTTTCGCCGTCTTGGGTCAACAATCCTTCAGCATTTTCAGATACAATTCGATCACCAGTGGTTTCAAAATCTTGTTCAATTACCATAAGATGTAATGGATTTTGTAATGTAATAAAGTTTCCATCTTGAGTTACAAGTGGATCTTTGGTTACAATAAAATCAGCTGAAACATCGGCTTCTTGAGTAACAAAAAATTCACCACGTTGAGAAATGATAGAATCAAGTGATTGAGTGAGAATACGAAATCCATCATCACTATCAGCAAAAACACGTTTGATTGAGCTGAGAGATAGTCCCAGCCTCAACTTAGTCGGCATTAGTCTCTTTCAGAGATGAACAGAGTTCCTGAAGTGGAGTTTCCAATAACCGCAACAAAACGGTCATTGTTCTCTGATACAACTTCTGGGCCTAGTGATATGTCATATGGCACAGTTTTAGGTAAAAAATGCGAATTAGTAGAATTAGCAGATACTGAATCGGTAGTTCCCGTTTCGAAAAATGCATCTTCAGTAGAATAAAGCGTAACAACTCGAACAGAGTTAGCAATACGTGGAGATGTGTTGGAGGTTGAATTAGTAAATGGAACTTGATGTCCTCCATTTGGTCTAAAACCTAACACAGGAATTGGTTCGTTGGCATTGTCTTTAGGTTGTTGACTCATATTCTTCCTCTCTTGGTCTACCAGCTGGACGAGGTCTTAGCTGATCTGCATCATTAACGATTAAAGTTATAATAAGTATCACAGATATTAACACGTTTGTCATTTTATTTTTTCGAAATCGCGCGGCGGGTCACCCATCGTTGACAACGTAGCGCGAAGCGCTCGCCGATTTTTTTGCCTCATTCCATGAGATCCTTCATAAGTTTATCATAATTGTTAACTTGGATCGCAACTTGTGGACCTTGTGCTGC